GCCTTGGTCTGATCGCTAATACCGCCATCAGAAGCACTGTTACGAAGTCTAACAGACGGGAAAGCAAAACTTGCACTGGCGTTAGAGCCAGAAGGTAAGCTAGTTGCTGCATAAGAACTGGAGATTACAACACCCTTTCCGTTAGCATGCTGGAAGTATCCTGGAAGGTCTGTACCCAATGTAACATAACTTGTACCAAGTCCGCTAACAGCACCAGAAAGATTAAGATTGGATGTGTCTGCGAACTTAGGAGGACCATAGTATCCAAATGGAAGCAATGTAGCATCAGTGGCGCCGGCCTCGACATCAGCATTCATGTCAACTCTGACATACTTAGACTGACTTGGGTAGTCACCATAGAGCTTAAGTCTACGCTCATTATTATCCCAGGTCTCAAACTGATCACCAATGCGACGTGCGATGAAGTCAGGGGAGCTAGGGTCAAGAGTAAGATTATCGAATCTCTCCATAACTACCACAGCGTTATCAGTATCAGTGAAATCACGCAAGACAACGGAGAAAGTACCATACTCTGTTGTGGTTGATGTAGACTGTCTAATGTTCTCAATGGAAACTTTGATGTTCTTGTGAAGCCAAGAGCCGTGACCGAGACCGATTAAACGGAAAAGCTTTGTGGCTTTCTGCGGCAAGTAAGCGGTAGCATTGCCCAGGTCCTGACCAATAAACCAACCAGCGATTGCCTCCTGGGAAGGTTGTCCCTTCATTTTGTGTGGGCCTGTGGTCTTGGCGCTACCGGAAGCGATTCCAGCGATGATACCAACTAACGGAGTTCCAGAAGAACCCTGTGTAATGGATCTCTCGCGAAGCTCCTGCTCGAAAGACTCACCAAGCCAGTAATCCTCGAAAGAGGAGGCAGGGAAGAAATCACCAGCTGTGGAAGCCAACTGTGGATTTGTGTTAAGACGCTTACGAATGAACAATTCACTATCGTCATCAAAGTTAATTGTGAATTTCTTCTGGCCGTTTGTAGCACCATCAATAACAATATTGAAGTTACCATTGCTGTCTGTTTTAACTAATGTAGAGGAAGCCTGGACACCATACTCGGAGTCACCAGCGATGTTACCGGACAACTGAACAGAGCCGCTCTCAACATAAATGATTGCGCCCAACTGAAGCTGTTTTGTGCTTCCGGTGTAAAGTCCGTCTGCTTGATATGTATTAACGAACAAACCAAAGGAGCCACCACCGACAGTAGCGGACTTCTTAGGACTTCCTGAAGTTCTCCAGCCGGCCATTCCGTTAGCAGAACCATCATTATTGGAAGACTGTTGTCCTAACAATCTAACATATGTAAGAGGAGCGACTCCGGAGTTAAGAAAAGCTTTGGCAGAATATGTGCCATACATTGGAGACTGTTTGTTTCCCTCTCTGTAAACATCACCGCCGCCATTTCCCGGAACTGTATCGCCGAAAATTTCAACAAACTGTGAAAAAGAAGACACTTTTGTAGGCTTCATGGCAGGCCCTTGGAAGGCTCGACCGACAACCACAGGTCCAATTGCGTCTACATCAGCTGGCAAGAAAGAATTATCAATTTCATTGATAAAAACACCAGGAGACACAAACTTAAAATTCTTAACAGACATTATTTATTTCCTCTCTTAACGAATTGGGCAACATTATACATGCCACAACTATACTTTAAATAGTATTTTGTATTTCAAAAGTCTTCAAATGACTCACAAAATCAATATAGACTTCAGGAAGTGATTGTAAAGAAACCTTCCTCATCTTCTAACATAGTGGATTCTCTTGGATAAGATATCTCTACAATGTTTTCTTCGACCCTGACTATGGGGCGATCATCGTTCTCACCCTCGCCAATAAGATAACCTAAAACCTTAAAAGTAATCTCGGATGTAAACATTCTAAGATCTTCACCAAGATTATTCACAT